GTGCAGAACCTTGATCAGTGGCTTGCCTACCGCCAGGCATTACGCGATCTGCCTGCTGTGACAAGCGATCCCTTCAACCCGACCTGGCCGGAAGCACCCAGTGCCTAACTGGCTCTGGCGCAGCATTGTTGCCACTTCCATGGCGATTGTGCTGCTGTCCTGCGCTCAGTGGTATTCCTGCCGCTATACCGTCTGGCCGCAGGTCTTCCCTTGGTACGCTAAGTGGGTAGGCACACCGCAGGGCAAGGCGATTGACCCCACGCCGATGGGATGCAATGACGTGGATGCCCGCACTGTCACCGTGATGATGGGCGTCTTGACCACGCTGATTTCGCTTTCACGCCGCGCCGAGTAAGGCAATTCAATGAACGCGCATCGCGGTTCATGGCGGTCAAGGCCAAGATCACCACTAAGCCGGTGCGGCTCGACCCCAAGCCCAAGCGCACATCTATAGGCAACTCCCCCAACTCACGGCTGCGCCACCGCAAAAAGCGTCGCGGGCAAGGCCGTTAAACCTGGCAACTCAAGAGACGGCAATCACCTTGCGTGTGGCCTGTCTTGTGGCGCGATGCCCTTGACCTCTCTTTGCTCTGTCCTGCGGCGCGACGCCCTCGACAGCTTCCCCACAGTCTTGTGGCGCGACGCCCTCGACGCTCTCCACCACAACCCTGAAACCCGTGGCCCTCTCTTCTATTGAGGCCGGCAAGCTCGGCCGCCAAGAATCCCTCAAGCAAGGGATCGTTGAAATCTTCCGTGAAGGCAAGCTGTTTGCGGCCATGCCGCAGCTCAGCGTTGCTGGTACTGGCATCCACTACAACCTGGAGGACACCCTGCCGGGTATCGGCTTCCGGGGTGTCAATGAGGCCTACAGCGAATCCACCGGGATCATCAACCCCCAATCCGAAGCTCTCAAAATCTTCGGTGGCGATGTGGACATCGACCTGGCCCTGGAGGCCATGCAAGGCTCCGAGATTCGCACCGCTCAGGTGCAGATGAAGGTCAAGGCCGCTCGCCTCAAGCTGGAGAAAACCCTGATTAAGGGTGACTCCACCGCCAACGTCAATGAGTTTGATGGCCTGCAGGCTCGCATCCCCAGCGGTTCCTCGCAGCTGATCACCAATGCCACCAACGGCGCTGGCCTCAGCTTGGCTGCCCTCGATGAGCTCATCGACGCAGTGGATGAAACCGTCGGCAGTCCTGTGCTGGTCATGAACCGCGCCCTGCGTCGCCGCCTCTCGGCTGCAGCTCGCACCGCATCCGCTGTGGGCAACCTCTCCTACAGCCAAGACGCCCTGGGCCGTCAGCAGTACAGCTACAACGGCGTGCCGGTCATTGATCTTGATCACGATGAAACCGGCGCTGAAATCTTGGCATTTAACGAAACCCAAGGTTCCAGCAGCGTCTGCAGCTCCGTCTACTGCGTGGCCGCAGGTGTCAACGGCGCCACCTTGATCACCAATGGCGGCATCGGCGTGCGTGATCTCGGTGAGATTGCGACCAAGCCCGTGCGCCGTATCCGTGTTGAGGCCTACCTCGGCATGGCGGTGTTCCACCCCCGCGCCATCGCTCGCCTGGCCGGCGTCACCAACGCGGCCGTTGCCGCCTAATTACTGCACACCCTCATTGAGGTTCAACTCATGCCTGTAGCAACTGGAATGGTGGACCGCCGCGCACACCTGCGTGACGGCGACCTGCAACTGCTGGCCGCCACAGCCGTCAGCACCACTCAAAACGGCAGCGAAGTAACGTTCGCCGCCTCCAAGCTCGACACCGGCAAAGTTGTGATCACCTCCGGTGGTTACAGCTCATACAGCGCCGGCTCTGCCGAATGGACTGTGGACTTCAAAGCTGCAACTGCAGCTGGTGGAACCTTTGTCACCGTGGAGTCGATTGTGCTGCCCAACACCGCCAAGACCATTGAGGTGGGCTTCTCCGGTTCTGAGGTGTATCAGCGTCTGGGCGGCCACGCCGTGGCTGTCAAAGCGGTGCTGACCAAGACCGGCTCCGCCGGTGCTGCTACCTCGACCGTCTACATCAACGGCGCCAGCTGAAGATGAGCGCTTATCCAGTCACTATGACCCACCCTGAGACCGAGGCCACTTACGTGGCCGAGACTCGGTTGGAGATGCTGGACGCCCTGCGCAATGGCTGGATCTTGACCGCCCAAGAGCGGGCCGAGATGGTGGCCAAAACCACAGGGCGCAAACGCGCCACTGCAAGGCCGGTGGTAAAGGTTGACGCTTCGGCTGATGCCTAGCTAGACTGGCTCTGCATGAAGAAGTCAAGCAAGCCCCTGCGACGGCAGGGGCTTTTTTGTGACCGGGCACATTAAAGCAGTGGCCGGTTGTCGATGACACCTGATCAAATCGCCGCCATAGCCGTGGCGTTGTTGGCTGGTTCTGAGCTGTTGAGCTACCTTCCCGGGGTTAAAGCCAACGGCTGGGTGCAGCTGCTAATCAGTGCCCTGAAGGGCATGGCCACCTCACAGACTAAGCCGCGCCGTTGATTGTGGTTGAGGTCTTAGCGGCACTGGCTGGCGCAGCAGTGGCAGTAGGTGCCAGTGGCATTGGCTCTTTTGTGCGCCGCGACGATGAAGCCAGCAAGGCCGTGGTGCGTTTGACAGCGGCGGTGGAGCACATTGCTGCTGAGGTAAGCCTGCTCCGCCAAGAAATCAAGGACGACCGCCAAGAGTTCTATCCCCGGCTTAATGCGATTGAGCAAAGAGTAACCAAATTGGAAGCGATCAAGTGAACGCTCTGCAGCTGCGCAGCGCAGCGCAGCATTTCAAACAGCTGCCTCATCAGCTAGCGGCCTGGGATTGGTTGCAGCAGCAGTTGACCGCCGAGCAGCTGCGCGAGTTTGCGGAGCTTTACCGCGCCGATCCAGTCCCGAAACAGGGACTGCCGCCGGCATGGTTGGAGGCGGCGCTGCCCTTAATCCGCAGCTTTGAAGGCTGCCGCTTGGAGGCCTACAGCGATGCGGTCGGGGTGCCCACGATTGGCTGGGGCAGCACCCGCCTGCGCAATGGCCCGGTCAAGCTCGGCACGCGCATCAGCCAAGCGGAAGCCGATGCGCTGCTGGAGGAGGAGGTGCGCCAGCTGTTTGCTCCGGGCGTGTTCAAGCTGCTGCCGATGGCCAAACACTGGCGGTCCGGTCAGCAGGCAGCCCTGATCAGCTTTGCCTACAACTTGGGCCTTGGCGCGCTAGAGGACAGCACGCTGCGCAAGCGCCTCCTGGCCGGTGAGGATGCGGCCACGGTGGTGCGCCAAGAGCTGCCCAAATGGGTCCATGCCGGCCAGGCGGTACTGCCAGGCCTAGAGCGTCGGCGCGCAGCAGAGGTGAACCTGTTCTGCGGGCCCCAGGTGCTCAACACTCCAGCGCAGCAGCAGGGCAACAGCCAGCCCCTCAAGGTGCCTTACTTCAGCCAGCGGGATTCAACGGTTGCCGGCCAAGCCAACCGCATGTGCTTTAGCAGCAGCTGCGCCATGTTGGTGGCAACCCTGCGCCCCCAGGCCCTCAGCGGTGCCGCCGCTGATGATGTCTACCTCAAGCGGGTGCAGCAGTTCGGCGATACCACCGACGCCGCAGCGCAGCTTAAGGCCCTCGCTAGTTACGGCATCAAAGCCCGATTTGTGCAGAACGCCGACTGGAGCAACCTGGAACAGCAGATTGCGCGGCGCGTGCCCGTGCCTTGTGGTTTCCTGCACCACGGCAGCAGCACGGCACCCCAGGGTGACGGCCATTGGTTGATCGTCACCGGTATTGCCGCCGGCCATGTGGTGGTCAATGACCCCTTTGGCGAGATGGACGTAGCTAACGGCACGTACATCAACTCTAAAGGTGCGGGATTGGCTTACAGCCGCAAGAACTGGGGGCCGCGTTGGCTGGTGGAGGGGCCCCGCAGCGGTTGGGCGATCATGGCCGAGCCATGAGCAGCGTCAAGATCAGCCGGCGCGTACAGACCGGCCTGTGGCGGGTGCAGCGCGTTGACTGCGGCAGCGTGGTCTGGATTGCTATGGCCAATGGCATCACCTACTTCAGCCACTCGGAGGATCAGGTGCGGCTGTGGCTCAGCAAAGAAATGGATGATCCGCTGCCGGCCGCCTAACAACGCAGCAAGTCGATACCCTTGGCCACCAGCAAGCACTCAAAAAGAACCTCTGCCTGCCAGCGTTGGCCGTGTTCGGTGCAATACCCCAGCCCGCACACCCGCCAAGTCGGCCCGTTTGTAGTTTCCACCAGCTCGACGGTGGGCTGTTCCATGCGGCACCTTACGTTAACTCAGTAGCTTGCCGCTATGGCGTGGGCTGAATGGATGGTGCCCAAGCCAGGGCCTGAACATGAGCTCACCTTAGAGCGTCAACGGCGAGCCATTGAGAACTATCAGCTACCAGAAGCAAAACAACAGCTTTTCAAACTTTGCCAGCTTTGTTTGCACCAAGATTTGATTATTCGTGCGGCTGCGAAGCTGATTGTAGAACATGAATGTCGCCAGGCTCTAGAGTCTCCATTAACACCGCCAGAAGCTCCTTAAGCCCTTTCTGGTGGCATGTCTGCGCCGCTTGGCGTGTCATCCCTACCTCATTTGCGATCTCTGTGAAAGGACGCGGCTTGTTTAGGGGGGTGCTGTAGCGCCGCTCAATCACCTCGCGCTGCTTGGGGGTCAGATGCTTCAGCGCCTGCTTTAACTTATTGCTGACATCTTCCATCTCATCTAGCAGTTGTGGTTCTTCGGCTTCCTCGGCTAGCAGCTCCAAGTAGGTGCTGGCTTCACTGGCATGGCCGCTGGTAATGCGGCTGTCCAAGCTCAGCATCCCAGCGTTGTGCGCCAAGTAATGGCACAGCGTCTCCACCTGCTTGCCGCAGTGCTTGGCCACCACCTCCAGACGCGGCAGCCGCCCGTGCAGCCGCTCGTGCTCGTTAATAAAGTCCATGGCCTGCTTGATCACATCGGGGCCGCTGAACGGCAGGCGGATCGTGCGCGACTTGCAGCTGATCGCCCGGTTGATCGCCTGGCGGATCCAGTGGTAGCAGTAGGTGGAGAACTTGTAGCCCCGAGCTGGATCAAACTTTTGTATCGCTTTCTGCAGGCCTATCAGCCCTTCCTGCACTAGGTCATCCACCTCCAGCGTGCCGGAGACCCGTGCGTAGCGGTTAGCAATGCTGACCACTAGCCGGATGTTGCAGAGGTAAAAGAGTTCATAGGCGCGCTGGCCGCGTTTGATAGTCCGCTGTTGCGCCTTGCTGGGCTTGGCCACGTTCTGCAACGCCAGCCATGCCTGCACCTGCCGCGAGTAGAGGATCTCCTGCTCAGCGGTGAGCAGCGGGTAGTTGTTGGACTGTTTGACGATCCAAGCGGCCGGATCGTTTTCAGAAAAGCGGGGCATCAAAGGCGAGAAAACGTCGCTAATCTGTCAATCCCAACTCATGAGAATGGTTGGGGCGTCCGTAGCGGCAGGCTGCGGTAAAGCCGGCACCGCGTGAGGACCGACTACCTGCCACCCATTAGACCGTCGCCAGGGTCACAGTGTGCTCCTGGTCTTGGTACTTGCTACCCCGCCATCGGCGCGCAAGCGAATCCAGTGGTCAGCTTTGATCATGACTTGACCTCCTGGGCCCGCTTGGCCAGTACCCAAGCGGCAAAGGCAACGATCAGGTTGGCTGTCTGGTTGTTGATCGGTGCGGCGTGCGGATAGCTGTCGCGCCACCACATCACCAGCAGATCCTCAAGGCTGGTCTGGTTCATGGTTGGAACAATGACGGTGTTGGCGTAGGCCTTGCTATTAGCCAGGCCGGTGTAGGTGCTGTGCTTGGGATGGGCCGGATCGTGCCGGCCATCAGCGCGATAAGCCGCCTCCAGACGGTCCTGGCGGGCTTGCTGCTCCCGATGGTTGCAGTTTTGGCTCATCAGAAGGGGCGCGCCATAGGCGCGTAGGTCTTGGCCTTTTGATCGCTGATCGCTAGCAGCAGGTAGTCGTTACCCGCTTTGCTAGTGCGCGGCAGCAGGTTGGCGCGCAAGTTGACGCAGGCCTGACCCTTGTCATTAGTGGTCGGGTTCTGCATCAGAGCCCAGTTGTAGAGCTTCTCAATTTCGTCCACCGGCACTTCCGAGGCAGCCCAATAGGCCCCTTGGGTTTTGTGGTCTTGGTTGCAGGTGAACCAGAGTGTGAAGGCGTCAGCAGGAAAGTCAGGCATTAGTTAATGGGGGGAAGGTCAAAGAAACGGCGCAGGCAGTCGTGCACGGCACCGCTGGGGGTGAGCTGGTGCTCATCGGCGTGCTGCTTGATTAGCTCCAGCACGTCCGGCCATAGGTGAGTGCCCACACATTTGGAGCGTGTGCTGCGCGCATAGCGGCGGCGCTTGGGTTTTTGCGCATCACTCATCAAGGGCAGACCAAAGGTGGGGGGTATTGCGATGGGCATAAAAATCAATCGGCGTGATCGTGATGGCTTGATCTCTAATCTGCAGCACTGACTGCAACGCAATCCACCGCTGCTTTACGGTTTGATGAGAGCAAAAACGCAGCTCGGGCGGTACAGCGTTAGCTGACGCCACCCACTGCAGCGTGTTGTTGCAGAGTGCAGCAAGGTAATGCCTGTCAGCGTTGCTCAGCAGCCAATAGACCCGGTGAAGATACGGATCGATGGAGTAACATGAGGTCGCCCCGGACCCGTTGGAGCAGAACGCGCTTGGCGCAGTGGTTGCCGTAGTTGGTGAGCCGGGCATTGAGTGCAGCTTCTGCATAAGCGTCTGCTGCTGCTGCCTCATAGCTTTCAATGGCAGCGGATACATGCGCGAGAGCGTCTCGGATGTGTTCATCAACGTGCTGCGGCATGGATTTGGGCCATCAAAAAGTCACGGTGCACCGCCGTTTTGATGTAGTCGGCGGCCTTCTGGTCTTTGGGCAGGCTGAACCTCTCTTGAAAAGCGCTAACCACGCTGTCGCGCTGCGCCTCACTAAGTTGCACCACTGCGCGCACTAGTACCTGGATCTCATCAGCGCTAAGCCGCTCGCTGCCGGCCACCGGATGGCTAGGGGCGCGTTTGGCTGCTGTCTTGCTGGGCTGAGGCTTGCTAACGCTAGCCGCTGCAGTTACGGCGTCATCGTCCCGCATCGGGTTCTCCAGCTCCACTCGCGCCCAAAGCTCGTAGCCCAAGCCAAAGCTGAACGCCGCCGCTGTGCACAGACAACGCCGGTGCGTGTCGGTCAGCGTGCGCGCCGTGATTCGTTCGGCCGGGATTGGGTTGTTGCGGTTGTCCATGCACGCCTGCGGGAAATCCGGGGTGCAGCGCTCACCGCAAGCAAAGTAGCCCACCACATAGCCGCTGCCATCCGGGGCGCACCAGATGTGGCTGCCATTGGGGGCCAGGCGCAGCGCGAATTGCCAGCCCGAGGCATGGACGTGGAGCAGGTGGGCGATCTTGGCCCAATTCACATAGTCGGCGGCATAGGAGCCGCTGCCCTTGGTGGAGACATCATCAGGCGTGATGACCCCTCCCAAGTTGGGAAAGTCAGTCGGAATCATGGGTGCGGTTATCGGGTGCCGCGTCGCTGCGGCATATCTGCACCCTAGGCTAGCTTCTGCTAGCCGTCAACTGATTCATCCCACGCGCCTAGCGCCAAGGCCACCGGGTCGCCGCCGCTGCTGCAAATTGACTCCCACTCGCTTGGCGTCCAGCTGTGCCAGCCCGAGAGCACGTTGCGCAGCAGGTCGCGCTGGCTGCCGCTCAGGCCCTGGCTGAACTGCTCCAACTGCCTCCACGCCACCGCTGGGCTTAGCCCCTTGCGAAGGGCGGTGGCCTCAAACTGCTGCTGGTGGTGCTGGCTTAAGGCCTGCGCCTCCTGCGGGCTCAGCGGCTGCGGTGCGGTGGCCCATTCCGGTGCCTCCAGCTCGCCCACGAAATGGCCAAAAAACTGCATTGCCCCCCAGGGCGTGCCATCGGGGCCAATGATCGGCTCGGAGTCCTTGAGCCGGTCCTTCAGGGCCCGGTCGGTGATACCGCTGTAATCGCCGGCGACTACCCGCGCGTTAGCCAAGGCCAGCTGGATAAAGGTCAGCGGGGTGGGCTGCTCGGTCTTGGCGTTTTGCAGGCGGTTGAAGCTGCTGTCCCGCACCGCTGGAAAGCCCGCCTGCTCCCCCCAATCGTGCAGCGTGCTGTGGATCCATCCATTGCGGTGGGCCCAAGCGCTCAGCGTGCGGCCGAATTGCTGCCGGGCGGCTAAGGGCGGGTACTGGTAGCGGGCGTGGTCCATCGACTAGGGCTGCGCTAGCGGCTAGCTTAACCTTAGGGAGCGTTAGCAGACCCATCAGCAATCCGCAGCACTACCTTCTCCACCTCCCCCTCCCGCACCACAATTCGCTCCACCCACTGCGTCAGCAGCCGCCGCAGCCGCTCCGGCGAGCTCGTCAAGTCTTCCCACACCTTCGGCAGCTCCAGCGCCTTGGCGGCGTCGTTCACCGTAAAGCGGCTGCTTCCCTCGTCTACGCAGCTCTGCATCGCTTCATGCAGCCGCTCCTGCTTGCGCGTGATCACATCCGCCAAGTCCGGGTCCGCCAGCCGCGTCAGTTCTTGGATCTGGCTTTGCAGCTGCTCAATCTCGGGCGACAGCTTCTGCCGCAGCCGCAGCTCATCCACCACGCTGCCCATTGCCAGTAGCTCCCGCTGCTCGTGCAACTGCGCCAGCGCCGCCTTGATCACCTTCTCCTCGGTGATGACCTTGTGCGGCCGCACCGTGCAGCGCTGCTGGGTGCAGCGCAGGTAGTTCGGGCCTGGCACGCGCGGCTGGTGGTAATACATCGTGCCGCCGCAGTGAGTGCAGCTCACCAGCCCGGTGAGCACCCGGCTACGCCGGTGCCGCAGGTTTGTGAACTTGCGCACGCTCAACGACCGCATGATCGCCAGTACCTCCTCCCGCTCGCTCTCATCGATCAAGCGGGCATGGGCGTTGGCATGGAGCTCATCCACCTGCCCCGGCGGGTTCAGGCGCCGTTTGCGCTGCCCGTCTTCTGTGACATCCCAGCGGTTGGTGCCATACACCCGGTAGCCCGCCAAAGCGGGGTTGAGCAGCCAGCGCCGCAGCCCCTCCAAGCTGATGAACGGCGCGCCACAAAAGGCCTGCTGAAAATCAAAGGCATCGCGCAGGCTGGCCGTGCGCAGAAATTCAGCCACCATCTGGCGCGCCAGGGGGGAGGTTTTTTCGTCTAGGGCGTAATTGGCCTTTCCCTCGGTGTACCGGTAACCAAAGGGCGGTTTGCCCGCTTGGGGCTTTAGCTGGGTGCGAGCAAACATCTGCCCGTGGTGCACCCGCTCGCCGATGATCTCGGACTCCATCTGGGCCATGCCCATCAGCAGGCCGGCGTAAAAGCGGCCCGTGGCCGTGCTCAGATCCAGTGGCTGATCAAGACAAATCAGGTTGGGCCACTTGGGCTGGTTGAACAGGCGCAGCAGCTTGCCGCCGTGAACCGTGGAGCGGCTCATCCGATCCAGCCGCGTGCAGAGCACCGTCTCGACTAGGCCATCTGCGCAGACCTCCATCAGGCGCTGCAGCTCGCGGCGATCATCCTTGACCCCCGAGGCCACGTCGATGAACTCGACCACCGGCTGCCCCAGCTCCTGGGCCTTGGTGCGAAGGCGGTGCAGCTGCTGCTCTAAGGCGTGGGTCTGGTCATCGGATTCGGTGCTGACGCGGGCATAGATGGCTGTGGTCAATGCAGAGGCTCCGCTAGGCCTTAGTGTGTGGTGTAAGGCTTAACCGCGCCAAAGCGGGTCTGCCTGTTCCCACAGCCGAAAAGCAGCATGATCACTGCAGACTTGAACCCCACCCAACAGCCCATCAGCCCTCGCTCGCTGCACGAGCTACTTGGTGTGGACGCGCCAAGTTACGAGGCTCTGGGCTCTGGCGTCCGCGACGCCCTCAGCTGCCTCCGCCACGCGAGCGACTTTTATGCGCTTCCTGAATGGCTCGGTCCCGACTTGGACGCCTTTGAGTACCACCTGCGGGAAGCCCTCAAAGCACTGCATCGAGGGGACGACTTGGCGCTTGGGATGCTGGGGGAGTGAGCGGCAGATGTGCTGCGAATAACACTAGCTGCTAGCGGAGTGTATTAGGTTGCTTGGTCCTAGTCCCACTTGTGGATGATTAGGCCCTAACAGCACCGCCATGACTGCTACACCTCGTGCCTTGCAGCTGGTTAGCCGCAAGCCCTGCCGAATTACCATCACGATCTCCCATTCCGTTCATCAACGCCTGCGCTGCCTTTCCGATGAGCAAGGCCGCTCCTGCAGCAACCTGGCTGCCTTTCTCCTAGAGACGGCCCTAGGCGACCCCCCAGGGCCGCCGATCACCAAGCGCTGGCCCAAGCGGGCCACCTGATGCCCCGGCCCCGCTCCGGGGCTTTTCTCTGGTTATCTGCCCTGACTAGCAGAGTGGGATCCATGGGACACGATCAATTCGGCGCTAGTGCAGTTGATCTGCGGCTAGCTGCAGCTAGTGTCTCTCGCATACCTGAGAGCTACCGCAGAGCTACCTGTCGGTAGGTGTTCAGGTAGCTCACAACTACCTATCGGCTACCTGCCGTGCCACAGCTCAATCTGCGGATTCCTGCGGATCTCTTGGATCGCATCGACGCCGCCAAGCCCAACTATCTAGACAGGAAGGGCTTTATCTGCCTTTTGCTCAACGAACAACTTGACAAGCCCAGTACCCTGGGAGTCACGGAGCCCGGGACTCCCTCTAATTCTTCTTCTTACAAAGAAGAATTAAAACCAATAAAACCAAAACCACGCGCGCGCAAAGCCGATGGCTTCAGCGCAAAGGCGATCAGTGCGGATTTGGTGCCAGACGATCTGCTCGATTGCCAGCAGCTGCTGCCGGAGTTCTGGGCTGTCAAAAAAGGGACCCGCTCAGAAGGCGTCTGGAAGCGCGTCTGCGGCAAGCTGCGGGCGTGGACCCTTGATCAGCGTCGAGAGGCCCTAGAGCGGGCCATAGCGAGCGGCTGGGGTGATGTTTTTGAACCGCCCTCCCTCAAGGGTGCGAATGGGGGCTATGTGGACTCGATCACTAGGGATCGGATTGAGCGGGACAAGTTCCTGGCCATGTTCTCCAGCTCGGAGGCCGCATGATCACTGAACAGCAATTTGGCGACGTGCTGCAGGCCCTCACGCGCACGCTGCCGCGCTTCAAGCCATGGGATGCCACCGCCTTGGCATTGGCATGGATGACCTTTCCGCCAAAGGCCAAAGAGGAGTTGACTTTGGAAATGTGGGTCTATGCCGCCGGCCAGCGACGCCTTGACCCCAAACCTCCCGACGACGTGCCGCTGGACCTGCAGCTGCTCAACTACCTGTTCCGTAACGAGAACGGTCGCGCCAACGTTGGCTGGGGGCTCAAGGCCGACCTGCCAGAGCGTATGCAGCACCCCAGTCAATTCAACCCACAGCCCGGCCCTGGTCAGCCGGTGCTGCCGCCAGAGCTGCCGGTCACTAACCCGTTGTTGATGGGGGTGAGCTGGTGACTCAACTCTCTTTGATGTTGGAGGGTGAAGCTAACAAGCGCATCGGCATGGACCGCGCTTGGGATGCGGCTAACACCCATTGGAAAGCAGCAGCCCTCGCCGTGGTGCAACACCTCGCCTCTAGTCATGCGGAGTTCACCGCTGATGACGTGTGGCTGCAGCTCGACAGCCTTGGCTTTAACACCGCTGAGCACCGCGCCATGGGTGCCGTGATGCGCTCCGCTGCCTTGGAAGGCTGGATCACCAAGACCAACCGCGTTACCCCCACCACGCGCCCCTGCGCCAACCGCCGCCCCGTGGCCATTTGGCAGTCCCTGTTGACTAGCACTAGCTATGCGTAGGCTCTATGACCTCTCGGCCGTGCAGGCCCTGCTGCAACGCGGCATCAACAGTGGCTACTGGACCGTGGATCAGCTTGATTACCCCTCCCCCGATTACGAGCGCAACCTGCTGGACGCTCGCCGCTCCAAATACTTCAACCCCACCTACGAGCCCCCTATTCCCTATGCCAACCCCCTCCGCCGGCCAAACACCGGCGAAGTCGTCCAACCCATCAGCCCCCGCGACTTCGACCTGGCTGCAGCCACTAGGCCTAACGAGGGACAGCGCCACGTGGACGTACTGCCTCACCAATGGCCACCAGTTCCCGGTCAGCGTCACCAGCCTGATCTCAGCCGTGACCAAGACCCCCGAGCAGATGGAGGCGATCATGGCCAGCCGCCACAACTGGGAGCCACGGGGCAACACCATCCACCAAGCCCTAGAGGTGATGGCGCATCAGCGGTTCAATCCCAATCCGCCGCCGAACCTGTTTCCAGCGCCCCATGGTGACTACGGCGCCTGGATTGAGCCGTTGCTCTCCCATGAACTCTGGGATCGGGTGACGGTGATCGGCGCAGAGGTGATGGCCTACAGCCTGCGCCGCAACGTGGCCGGCACCGCTGATCTGGTGCTGCGTTTCGCCGACGGCACTTACGGCATCGCTGACCTCAAAACCCAGAGCAGCAAGGCCTCCAGCCCCTACGACACCCGCCCGCAGCTGGGTGCCGGCGTGGAGATGATCGGCGACCACTACAAGCTGCTAATCAGCCGCTGCCTCACGCTCTGGTCACGCCCCGGCAGCCTCACGATCCAAACCCACACCGCTGACGAGTGCCTGCAGGCTTGGCTCGACATCTGCGAGCAGTACGCCTTGCGCTTCCGTCCTTTCTGATCATGCGGGTGTTGGTCGCCTGTGAATACAGCGGCAGGGTGCGTGATGCTTTTCGCGCTCAAGGCCATGACGCCTACAGCTGTGACCTACTGCCGACTGAAGTGCCGGGGCCGCATTGGATGGCACCGGTTGAGCACATTCTTGGCCTTGGCTGGGATCTAATGGTCGCTCACCCG